AACTACAAGAAATTTATCTTCTGGCTCAAACGTATATTATTAATAAATTAAACGATCTCTTTGAGCATGAACCTCCAGGCCGTGCATTTAGAACCTACGTCGAGGATATTCTCGATAAATTAATGTATATCTGTGACTTTCTCGGGCAAGATATAAACCATGTGATAATGGTTGAAGAAATCCTAGACTATCTAGAGGAGGAAGACGAAAAATGAGTTTTACTAGTTTGACCCCGGAACAACAAAAACAAATCGCCCAATGTCTAGGAGACCTCGGAAAGGTAATGGAGAGCTATTACCTGAATGGCCTCTCCTCCCCTAACCAGATTGCCTTTGTATCCCAACAGTTTCTGTCCCAGATTATTATTACCTTAGCTACCAAGGTGTGCGCCAAGGACAAAGCCAAAGATTTTATAAAAGATTACCTAGAGAACCTTCAAATGAGTTTGTTCTTGGATTACGAGCAGATAACGGGTATAGATCTGCATGATCGCTTGATCATAGTTGACTAACTGTTATTTGTCTACATAAAGTTAAATAAATAATTGGGAGTTAGTTATGGATAATGTTTGCATTGCTTGTCACGGTGCCAAGAAGGTGCGCAATATTGGAAACATGGTTGATATCGATTGCGTCTACTGCGAAGGCAAAGGCTACACAGACGAAGAAGACATCCTGGATTTAGAAAATGAACCCCTACCAAAACAGATCGAGGAGATAGATGATGATCCCCTCCCCTTGCCTGCTCAACCAAAACCAGAACCCCAACTAGCCGTTAAACTTAAAAAAGGATTTTTAAGTAAAAATGAAAAAGGAAAAGGAAAGTCAAAGTAAGAATCCAGTAGGAAGGCCCACCAGCTATTCTATTGAGCTTGGACAAAGAATCTGCCATGAAATTTCGACTACCGCAGATGCTCTATCTATTATTTGTGCGAGACATGCTGACTTTCCAGTGCGCTCAACAGTTTATGAATGGAAAAAGAATTTTCCAGAATTCTCAGACATGTACGATAATGCTAAACGGCACCAGTCAGATATTTTAGCCGAAGAAATATTAGAAATTTGCGACACACCAATGGAAACTGCAGAGCAAATTCAACAAGCACGATTGCGTATTGATACGCGCAAATGGATAGCTTGTAAACTACTTCCAAGGACATATGGAGACAAAGCACAACATGATGTTAATGTTATAAGTCATGAACAGGCATTGCAATTTCTAGCAGATAATGACACCTAAAGAAATAGCAGCTAGAAAAAAATTAAAATCTGATTTTGAATATTACGCTTCCAAGTGTCTAAAGATAAGAACAAAGACAGGCGAAGTGAAACCATTTGTTTTAAACAAAGCTCAACGTTTTATTCATGAAAAATTAGAAGAACAAAAAGCATTAAACGGAAAGGTAAGAGCGCTGATTTTGAAAGGGCGTCAGCAAGGATGCTCATCTTACGTGGGTGGAAGGTTTTATCACCAAACCACACACAACAGAGGGACCCAATGCTTCATCCTAACCCATGCCCTAGATGCCACCAACAACCTATTTAAGATGGCGCAGCGCTTTTATACCAATACACCAAAACTGGTACAGCCAGAAGTCTCCTCCAACAACTCTAAAGAACTTATCTTTGGAGGCTTAGACTCAGGCTACAAGATAGGAACCGCAGAAACCAAATCCGTGGGGCGCTCAAGTACAATACAACTGTTCCATGGAAGTGAACTAGCTTTCTGGTCTAATGCCTCAGAGCACGCCAAAGGTATCCTCCAAGCCGTCCCCGATGTCAAAGGAACAGAAATTATCCTAGAATCCACCGCCAATGGAGTAGGAAACTATTTCCACCAAATGTGGCAAAAGGCAGAATCCAATCAATCTGACTTCATGGCTGTATTCGTCCCCTGGTTCTGGCAAGAAGAATATACCCGAACCATCCCAGAAGGGTTCCAGTTGTCACACGTGGAACATCATTTAAAAGAAATCTACGGCCTAACAGACGGCCAATTGGCCTGGCGCCGATACAAGATAGTGGACCTCTCTGTAAACGGCCAGGATGGTGAAAAATCCTTCATGCAGGAATACCCCTGCAATGCCAATGAGGCATTTCAGCTAACTGGCGAAAACACATTCATAGACTCTGCTATAGTTATGAGAGCGAGAAAAGGAGTCGCGGAACGTTATGGACCTCTACTTATCGGTGTTGATCCTGCTCGTTTTGGGGACGATAGGACCTCTATTATATTTAGGCAAGGACGAGTAGCTTTCGGGCTACAAAGCTTTACTAAAAAGGACACTATGGAAGTGACAGGGATTGTGCACTCTCTAATTGAGCAGCATCGGCCAGAAAAGGTATTCGTGGATATCGGAGGCTTAGGTGCTGGTGTGGTCGATAGGCTAAATGAACTTGGCCATCGAGACATTGTCGTTGCGGTAAATGCAGGCGCTAAACCCCTAGATGAAAAGCGTTATAGCAACAAGCGGGCCGAGATGTGGGACCTTTGCGCTAAATGGCTACAAGATATCCCCATTCAAATCCCAGATACAGATACCCTGCATGCCGACCTTTGCGGCATTCGCTATAGCTTCGATTCTAATTCTAGATTAGTCATGGAAAAAAAAGAAGACATGAAGAAGCGCGGTGTGCGCTCTCCAGATGAATCGGATTCCTTGTGTTTAACATTTGCACTTCCTCCCTCTGCTTACAAAAAAGAAGAAAAAGAAACCAAGGAAGTTATTAAGGGACTCGCACAAAGCTTTAACCAGAAAATGCTAGCAATGCAAAAATCAAGGAAATGATATGCCAATTGCAAAGAAATATGCTACACGATTAGATGAGATTAAAGACAACATTCGAGCCTCACATAATTATTTCGAAAATAACTTTAATCGTTATCATGAGTTTCTGAAGTTTGTATTCAAAACATCGCTTGGCGCAGACGATGAAACAAAATTAAATATCTTACAAAAACCCATCGTTGAATTTAACATCCTAGAAGCTATGATATCTCGACTTCGGGGCGAGTTCATTAAACAAGAGCCTATGATTACCGCAAGGGCCGCAGAAGGAATACGAGTTGAAGACCTTACTGACGATTTCCTAGATACCCTGGAGGTCATAGAGGGACACTTACGGGAAATCTTCTTCGATGCTTCTAACGATGCCTTAGCTTATAACGTTTATTCAGACTTACTGGCCGGCGGGTTCTCAGTCGTCCATGTGTTTACAGACTATATAAACTCCATGTCTTTTGAGCAGAACATCCGGGTAGAGCGCGTATTCGACCCTACTCTTACCGGCTTTGACCCTCTTGCCAGAGACTCTCATAAAGGCGACGGAAGCTACTGTTTCCAGCTTTATCCTAAAACGCGCGAAGAGTTTGAGAAGGAGTTTGGCGATGACTCTACTCGCAACATGCGATTCGTCCGCAATAGCCAAATGGGTAATTTCAATTGGAGCTATATCTCTCAAGACCAGGAAATTGTTTTATTAGCGGAATACTTTGCTAAAAGGAAAAAGAAAGAGCGCATTGTTAAGCTCTCCAATGGCCATACCATTATAAAGAAACACTATGAAGAATTCATGGAAATGTGGAAAGAAGAAGGTTTCATAGAGCAAGCACCGATTGTTATTTCAGAAAGAGAAACCGTTATCGAAGTTATAGAGCGATATTTGGTTTGTGAAGACAAGGTACTTACACGAGAGGTAACCTCTTATCGCTATTTACCGCTTGTATTCGTTGATGGAAATAGTGTTGTCATCAGACAAAGCGAGAATGGTGCCTCAGAACAAATGACGCGACCTTTTGTTTATCATGCCAAAGGTATACAACAATTAAAGAACTTTTCAGGTCAAACCGTCGCCGCTGAAATATGGTTCAGCATAAGTTTATTGTATCTGTAGAATCAATCCCAGAAGGTTATGAGGATGCGTACAAAAACGTACAACAAGCATCGACATTGGCTTACAACGCTTTCTATAAAGATAATCCAGATGTTCCCTTACAACCGCCAAGAGAAGTACAAAGGACCCCTACCCCGCCTATTGTTGAAAACACCTTCATGGGAACCGATAGAGTCACCCAAACAATACTAGGCAGCTATGATGGCATCCTTGGAATCAGTGATAAACAAATATCAGGGGTCGCGATTCAACAAGGTGCTATGCAGTCTAACGCAGCTGCTATCCCCTATTTAAAGGGGTATATAAAGGGGTTGAACCGCATAGCGCAGATCATTATAGACTTAATTCCAAAATATTATGTAACCCCAAGAAGCCTTCCAGTAATGAAGTCGGATGGAAAACGCTCCTATCAGATAATCAATCACCCAACAGATCCCACGAGCTTGGATTTAAGTTACAATCCTGATAGCTTACAGATCAAGGTAGAGGCTGGTGTAAGCTCTGGCGTTCAGAAACAAGTGGCCCTAGACCAAATTATACGTATGATGCAATCAAGCGAAATATTTGCTCAGTTCATTAATACCCAAGGCCTGGAGATAATCCTCGATAACCTAGATATCCGTGGCATTGAGAGTATGAAAGCCCAAGCCGTCAAATTTATGAAGCAACAACAAGAGGCACAGGCCAAGGCTGCTGAGCAAGGGGACCCCATGCAAAAGATGGCCGAAGAGCAAATGAAGACTTTACAGGAAATTGAGATGGCTAAAGTAGAGCAGGCGGCTAGCAAGGCAGAGGGCGACCACGCTATTCAAGCTGCTAAGGTTGCTAATGAGAAACAGCTTACAGATATTAAGTACATGGAAACCATGGCTAAGATTCAGGATATGGCTAGCAAGCAAGACATTGAAGAAGCTAAGCTTGATAGCGAGAATGCTAGAACAGCAGTCGAAGCTGCGTTAAACGTTGCTAAACATCATATAGAGCAAGCGAGACCATTTGAATGAGCTTTGATGAAACAAAAATTAAAATGAATATATTCTCAATAGGATTAGGAAATGAGAAGTTTTATTGCAATTTAAGAAGTGGTGAATTCCAAAAGGAATTTGAATTTAAAAATGATTCTTGTTTTATTGATTTTCTTTTAACAGTCGAAAGAAAAATCCGAGAGCTCAAGGAGGAGCACGAAAATGGCGAAACTAACGACGAAACAACGCAATAAATTGCCTAAGTCTGAATTTGGAATGCCTGGTGAAAGAAAGTACCCCATAAATAATCCGGCTCATGCAAAAAACGCGAAAAGTAGAGCCTCCCAGATGGAGAAGGCAGGAAAGCTATCTGAAAGTGCTAAGGCTAAGATAGATGCTAAGGCCAATAAGATGCTTCATGCTAAGAAAAAGAAAGTAGCTAAGCCTAAGTCTAAGGGTAAGACTGTTACTGGTTAGATGGCTCCCCGAGACGGGCTCGAACCGCCGACCCAGTGATTAACAGTCACTTATTCTTCCAACTGAACTATCGGGGATCTATTTTTTCAATAACCTTCTGTTTGTTTATTTTTTAAGCTATCTACATTCGCTTCTAAAGTCTGGATTAACTTATCATATCTTCTAGCATCAATATAATGTTGAATCGTTGGAATAATTGTAGTGGTAAAAAT